TGGTGCGCCTAATATTATATTGATTGACGCGTTTAAATCGCGGATGAATTTTCCACAGCTCAAAGAACGAGCGCTGGAGATGTATAAAGAGTATGAGCCCGATGCCGTGGTGATTGAAAAGAAAGCAGCGGGCGCACCTCTCATACAGGAGATGCGGCGTGTGGGGGTGCCGATACAGGAGTTCAGTCCGTCACGGGGCAACGATAAGCATGTGCGGGTTAACTCTGTCGCAGATATATTTGCCAGTGGTAAAGTCTGGGCTCCTGATACGCGATGGGCCAGAGAAGTCATTGAAGAAGTTGCAGCTTTTCCGGTTGGAGAGCATGATGATTACGTGGATACAATGACACAGGCGCTGCTGCGCTTCAGACAGGGTGGGTTCATATCGCTGCCAAGCGATGAGCCTGACGACATTCGCTATTTCCGTGGCTTCCGTGGACAGAAACGCGGGTATTACTTAGGATAAATCATGGCTATTAGTAAATCATTGTATGAAATGCCTGAAGGCATTGAGATGCTGGCCGAACAGGAAGCGCCTATTGAGATAGAGATTGAAGATCCTGAAGCCGTCAGGATTGGTATGGGGCCGTTAATGATTGAGTTAGAGGCTGAGAACGATTCCGAAGATGAGTTTGACGCTAACTTAGCGGAGCGTATGGAGGAGAGTGCCCTCCAGAAAGTTGCTTCCGATATTTTAGAGATGGTGCAGGCAGATATTGATGCACGTAAAGATTGGGTGGAAATGTATGTTAAAGGTCTGGATGTGTTGGGCCTACGTTATGACGAAGTCACTGAGCCTTGGGATGGTGCTTGCGGGGTGTTCTCAACACTGCTGACTGAAGCTGCCATACGCTTTCAAAGCGAAGCGATTATGGAGACATTTCCACCTGCCGGTCCTGTAAAGACTCAGATTGTTGGGCAGTGGGATAAAGCTAAAGAACAGGCAGGGGCACGAGTGCAGGCTGATATGAACTATCAGCTGACCGATAAAATGCCTGAATATAGGACAGAACATGAACGCGCATTATGGTCATTAGCGTTAGCTGGTAGTGCATTTAAAAAAGTTTATTATGATCCGACATTAGGTCGGCAGGTTTCTATATATGTGCCTGCTGAAGATGTAATCCTTCCGTATGGTGTAACAAGTGTACGCCGCACAGAAAGACTTACGCATATTATGCGTAAGACAAAAAATGATATTAAGCGTTTACAGGTTGCTGGATTTTATCGTGATGTAGATCTTGGTGAGCCTCTTTCAAATCAAACGGATATTGAAAAAGCAAAAGCTCAAAAAGAAGGATACGATCCCGTTGATGATAAGCGGTATCAGATATATGAAGTGCAGGTTGAATATGACATGCCGGGGTACGAAGAAGAATTACCGTTACCCTATGTCGTTACAATTGATAAAGGCACTAATAAAATATTAGCTATTCGCAGGAATTACCGCGAGGATGATGATAAACATTTAACCCGTCAGCACTTTGTACATTATATTTATATACCCGGTTTTGGGGCTTATGGTTTTGGGTTAATACATATTATTGGCGGATACGCTATTGCTGGCACCATGCTGATACGTCAGTTGGTGGATGCAGGCTCATTATCTAATCTTCCCGGTGGGTTGAAGGCTCGTGGGCTGCGTATTAAAGGCGATGACACTCCTATCGCTCCGGGTGAATGGCGAGATGTGGATGTGCCGAGTGGCGCGATTAAAGACAATATTCTCCCGCTGCCCTATAAAGAGCCCAGTGCTGTTTTACTGTCATTGCTGAATCAGATTACTGATGAGGCACGGCGTTTAGGTGCAATCGTTGACATGAAGGTCAGCGACATGAGTGCTAATGCGCCGGTGGGAACCACCCTTGCGCTGTTAGAGAGACAGTTAAAAACAATGGGCGCGGTGCAGGCTCGCGTTCATGCAGCGATGAAAGAGGAGTTTAAGCTTCTCAAAGACATTATCAGAGACTACACAGCGCCTGATTACAACTACATCCCGCAGGATGGCACACCGCAGGTTAAAGCAGAAGACTACGACATGGTGGAGGTTATCCCCGTGTCTGATCCTAACGCCTCGACGATGGCGCAGCGGGTGGTGCAGTATCAAGCTGCGTTACAGCTTGCCCAAGGAGCGCCACAACTTTATGACTTACCACGTCTGCACAGGCAGATGTTGGAGGTGTTGGGTATACCTAACGCTGAAAAGCTTGTTCCGATGGAGGATGATCAGAAACCACGAGATCCTATTAGCGAGAACATGAACGCACTCAAAGGGGTGCCGCTTAAAGCGTTTATTTATCAGGACCACGATGCGCACATTGCAGCGCATATGAACTTCTTACGTGACCCACAGACAGCAGCAATGATTGGTCAGAACCCTGTAGCACAGGCTATACAGGGCGCGTTGATGGCACACGTTGCGGAACACTTTGGGTACGCCTACCGCAGACAGATTGAGGATCGTGTGGGTATTGCGCTGCCGCCTCCTGATATGGAGATGTCTGAGGTTGAAGAGGTTGCCATGTCACGGTTTGTGGCACAAGCCTCGCAGCAGTTGTTGCAGATTCACACAGCACAGGCTCAACAACAGCAAGCGGAGCAGATGGCACAAGATCCGTTGGTGCAGATGCAGCAGCAGGAGTTGCAGATTAAGCAGGCTGAAGTTCAGCGTAAAGCACAGAAAGACGCAGCAGATACGCAGATACAGCAGGAACGGGTGGCTATTGAGAGAGACCGCATACAGGCACAGTTGGTGAAAGATGGACTCGACATTGCAGAAAAATCAAGAGCAGAACGACGAGGTTAACCCGGAGGGGCTCAAGCGTAATGGGTATATCTTGACCAGTAAAGAAGTCAGGGATGCTCGTTACGCTGTGTGTAAATCCTGCCCAAAACTTCGTCCGATGATAAAAACTTGTAAGGATTGTGGGTGTTTTATGCCTGCAAAAACATGGTTAAAGGACACGCATTGTCCTGATTATTGGTGGTGAATATGTCTAACGAACGCGCATTACTGGATCATTTATTTAACAAGCTTAAAGAACGAGAGCGCGAAGTAAGTGACGGAATGTCTGACGGAAGTTGTAAGGACTTTGCTGAATATAAGAATTTGTGCGGCGTAATCCAAGGTCTGCGCCGTGCAAGGATGGAAGTACAAGACCTTGTGCAACGATATGAGGAATTTGAAAATGACTGAAGCAGCCCAAGCTGTAATTGAAGATATTCAGGAAAAAGCCAAGCAATTGCCGATTGTTAAAGGGTATAAGATTCTTTGCACCCTGCCCAACATTGAAAACAAATTCGATAGTGGGCTCATTAAAGCGGATGCTACGGTCAAGTATGAAGAGTTACTGAGTAATGTGCTCTTTGTTGTAGCACTTGGTGATATGGCATACGCAGATCAAAGCAGGTTTCCAACAGGACCGTGGTGCAAAGCAGGGGACTTCATTATTACCCGTGCCAACACCGGCACTCGCATCAAGATTCACGACCGCGAGTTTCGGATTATTAACGATGATTCCGTCGAAGCTGTGGTGGAAGACCCCCGTGGCATTCAACGTGCGTGAGGTGATATATGGATAAAACTGAATTTAAGTTCCCTGATGAACAGGAAACAAAGCAGGAAGAAACTCAAGCAGAGGGGGCTGAGTTTGAAATTGAAGTTGTTGATGACACCCCGACAGAAGATAAAGGGCGAAAGCCTTTAGAAGAGCCTGTCAACGATCCCTCAGACGACGAAATTGCTAAATACGATGAAGGTGTACAGAAGCGTATTAAGAAGTTGTCGCATGGATACCACGACGAACGGCGAGCTAAAGAAGCTGCGCTGCGTGAAAAAGAAGAGGCGTTAAAGTTTGCTCAGCAGATTATTGAGGAGAACAAACGCCTTAAAGGTTCAGTAACTGAAAACACTAACGCACTTGTAGAACACGCTAAAAGAGCGGCGACACTTGAGCTTGAACAAGCCAAGAAAAAATACAAGGAAGCGTATGAGTCTTTTGATGCTGATCAAATATTGGCTGCACAGGAAGAACTTGTATCTGCTAAGTTAAAAGCGGAGCGGCTTGCTAATTATCGGCCTGCCCCTTTACAACAACAAGAAACTCCTGTACAAAACAATACTGAATCCGCTCCAGCGCCCTCAGATCCCAAAGCACTTGCATGGCGTGACCAAAATCAGTGGTTTGGGCAAGACGAGGAGATGACCAGCTTTGCGCTTGGGCTGCACCAAAAATTGGTCAGAGAAGGCGTTGATCCTCGGAGCGACGCATATTATGAGCGCGTAAACAAACGTTTACGACAGGTATTCCCCGAAAACTTTTCTGATGGTGAAGAGAAGCAGGAGGAGAAACCGAAACGGACGAGCAGTAATGTTGTAGCACCGGCAAATCGCAGCGTTGCCCCCAAGAAAATCACGCTGACACAAACGCAGGTGGCACTCGCTAAGAAGTTGAAGAT